CCATCCTAGAGTTAATAAATCCGTTTCAGGAAAACTTAATTACTTAAACTTTCCTTCCTTCATCCGACTTCTAATATCAGAAACCGGGGTCTTCTCATTGACACCAACGGAATTGACGACTGGGTTTGATTTGATTTGCCCTAATGGGCGTGATGGGGACTGTTTTTGATCACCACCAGAAATCAAAGCATGGCTCAGCGCGATTATTTCCGCTGCTTGATCTACTGGGTGGAGTTTTGCAATACGAGACAATTCATCAGGGTTTTTACCAAGGCGATATAGGACTTCTCCTGCACTGCCCGCGCCTTTCTTAGGCAACGTCAATGCGATGTCCCTCATCGTCGCGGTAAAGGGGGCGTCTCCACGCACAACGTCGTCAAAATCGTCATATTTGTCGGCAGTAGAATCCAGGTGACGGTTTAGGTCTTGGTACTGCTTAACAATATGCTGCTGTGCTTGTGACTCCTTCGCTTTACGCTCTTCCATTTCCTTCTGTTGGAGCGCATAGCTGACTGCCTGTTGAATCACGTCATTCACGTTCCCTTGGCCTTCGCCATTAGGTCCGTATGGCCCTTGCTGCATCGGTTGCGCTTGGTTTGGCGATATTTTCGATTGCAATTGTTCTATCCTTGCTTGCATCTCACGCATTTCCCTTTCATGAGACCGCTTTTGTTGTTTCAGACGTTTCTGAACATAAAGCGGATCGTTTTTTCCTTCATGTACCTCCGGCTCTTGTGCTTCATGCACCACCGGCGTTTCATCAGCGTCCTGCTGCGGTACACCCATTCCTTGCTCTACTTCTGCCTCAATTTCCCTGTCGTTCCCTGACATTTCCTGACGGTCGTCCATATTGACTCCACATGGCATTCTTTTGCCCCGAACATAAGGCCGTTCGTAAGCCCCTGCTTTGTCCTAAAGCAGTAATTAATAATAGTTTATTGTAAAAAAAGAAAACAATCACCACTACATCTAGTGTTTTACGACCAACCGCCATCACAATTAATAAAAACAGGGGCTAATTAGGTTATATTTGTTCCTAATTAGGAACTTAACTATTCAAGGAGAACTACAATGACGCTTCAAGTACAAGTAGGCAGCGTAGGCAGCAATACCACCATCACACTTCCCGCGGTAGCAAACACTTACTATGTCCTTAATAGAATCACTTATTCTTACGGAGGGACGCTGGCATTGGGAACAGCAAGTTTATTGGTACAATTTGCCAGTACTTCTGTATTAAACGTAGACGTAAATGAAAGCCAAGGGGAATTTGATTATGGGCTGCAATCTTCCCCTAACCAGGCCGTCACGATCACGCTGAATGGCGTTGCCTTACAGGTAGGAAAATTGTCCATTAATTATGACACTTACTCTTCTTGATCAGGTTTTTTTGGTTGTGAATTGTGTTTATGAAGGTCTGCCAAAAGAGAGGCGATCTTATGGTCAAAGTCCTGGTCTGCCTTTCTTTTGTCTAGCCCATGGGCGATTTGGGTCTTTTGTAAGTTCAACTTATGGTCATAAACATTCAGTTCTGCTTCTTGTTGGTCTTTTTTAGCACGCAATAGTAACTCAACTTTGTCCAAAAGGTGCTTTTGTCTTTCAAGCTCTAATTTCTCTTGTTTGTTTTTGTTCTCTGCTATCTTAGATTCGATGTCGGCTTTCTTGTCCTGCATTTCCATCATCATCATTTGTTCTTGCGGAGAAGGCGGCTTCGGAGGAAGTTGCTTGCCTTCTTCTTTAGCCAATATTTCAGGAGGCACCATTGACTTAAACCTTTCTGCAATTTGAGGCATAAATTGTACGTCAAGGTTTTTAGCCCAAAGGTCGGCGACAAGAGGAAACGCTTGAGGGTTGGCTTGTAATGTTGTCTGTAAAAATTCCAGGGCAATTTCTTTTTGCACAGCAAAAGAAGGCCCACTATCAATTTCAACATCAAAATCACCAGTTCCAATATCATTACTGACCGTGCCATCAGACGACCTCTGGTTTAAGGTAATGTGTTCGCTTTTCCCGTCCTTTTTATTTATCATCATCGTCCTTTCGTCGTCTCCAATGATATGGGACAACAAATCATTGACCACCCTCCCACCTTGTTCTACCGCCTGGTTCATGTTGTCAAACCAAACCATCGCGCTCATGGAGCCTTCGGTCTTTCGTTCGCGACGTGCCTTGCCAGAGATGTCCCTACCTTGTAGTGCTTCTGTTTCAGAGAAACCAAGTATTTCACGTATGTCCTGAGTAGCTCGCTGGAAATTTTGCATGATAGACGGGGAAAGGTCCCATGCGGGCATCTTTGTAGGCATCTGCCCAGTTTTTGGGTCAGGGTTCGCCCTAAGTACCCCCATTTGAAGTTCCGGGTTGCGCCAATCCTGTTCGTATCCCGCGATATTATCGGGCGTCCCCAACCACTGCTCACGCCTTCTATTCTTAACTTCTGCTGCAATTTCGCTTCCGAAATAATTAACGCATTTTTGAGCATCACGAGCTTCATGTATGTAACTCTTAGTATATTGCCGTCCTTCGATATAATACGAATCGCCGTCTACAAAAATAATGGGCAATTGTTTTGAAGGCCATTCAGAAAAATCGATTATTTGGTTTCGTATCAAACGATAGTGCATGATACGGTAGTCTTGCGTCTGCCTCTTGCCAATTATTTTTGGCTCCATCTTGTCAACTATTTTCCTTGCTTCCTCTGTGTTTTCTACGATTTCCTTTTGCATTTTGTGTTCTTTTTTTATCTTTTCCCACTCTTCATCAGTGGCGGAAAACTTTCTTCCATCTTGAAAAACATAATTAAGGTTCAACGGGAACCATTCTTTTACAAAATAATCACATACCGTGATCGTGTCCCTTGTCTGCCATTGGAAGTCCAACAGCATGTATGGGTCTATGTAACTCACAGGGTTTGTCACGTAAGGATAGGTAGCAAAAAACTCGTCTCGCGTGAAGACGTAATATCTTGCACAATAGTTCCCGTCTCCCTTGTGTGGTTTTAATGCGGTCGGGTCAAATGCAGTGCGCGTCGGGTCAGGGATGTTTTCATATCGCACGACTTGGTTAAACGAACGTGGAGACTCATAATCAAGCACTATCTGGAACGCGCCAAAGCCCATCATAAGGGCAGACTTAAATGCGGTCTGGTAAACGAGGTCGTTTTGGGACTGGTAAGAAATGGTGCGCACTAAATCAGCACGAAGGTTTATTTGTTCTTGTGTTGCCTTTCCCGTCAACGACCTTACTATCAGGTCTGGTTTGTTTTTCCGTTGTTCTCCAATCACTTTCTTTATAGGGTCGTAGAGCTTATTAAACGTCATTGCTGGTTTAAACAACCGGGTAAACTCTGACCTTTCTACCGCCGTCCATTGATCTCTGATAACAAAATTAACGTCGTCCTTGCCACGTACAATGTTCTCATTGAAATAGGACTGCCAGATGTTCATGTGCTTTCCGGCTTGCTCAAGCACGTCGTTCTCATTGATTCCGGCCTGGTTAAGCCCATCAATGCGCTTTTCCTCCATCTCGTTTAACTGTTCAGGAGAAAGGTCTTGCCCTACGTCATTGGTGTCACGTTCCATGCTGACCTTCCTTGGTCAAAATGTTCTGTTTAAATTATTTGCCGCCTTTCATTCCCTGACGGACGGCAACGTCAGTACAGGAGGTGAAGGAATAACACCTGGAATAACGTTAGCCCAATGCCACTAACTGAACGCTACCACCAACTTGTGGCGTACCGTTGGTAAATACTGGCTTATAAATTTGCGTCCCGTCTTTGGCGGCCACATGGACAAAATCACTAGCATAAAGTGCAATACTGTTCATTTTCACGTAATTGTTCAAATATCCAGCAGCAGTGACGACAGCAATTGTGTCAGATGAATCTAATTGTACAAACCTAGCACGTTGATGGTTGTTTCCAGCCCAATTTGCGGTAATTCTTTTAATGCTCATTTCGACTCTCCTTGTCTAAAACTGCATTTTATCATGACAATATCAGCTAATCATATCAAAATGTGCCATTCAGCCCCATACTATTCCTTTTCCCTTGCATGGATAACAATATTCTTCATATCCTGCTATTCCATGTTCAACACTACCTTTTTGTCCTGTTTTTCCTTTTCCATCACAAACGAGGCATTTGTATGGCTTTTTATTTTCATCCGGCATCTTGTTCCTTTCAATTTGAAACTTTATCTCTTTTATCATTTCATCACGGCTAATTAATATATCACTCATCTTTAGTTTTGTAGCCCTAACTTCTTTGCAATGATGGCATTTTTTAATGTATCTATCATCGATAATATGGCTATATTCCCAAT